ACCAGAACCCACCCGCACCCAAATCAAGTTCGCTGGACAATTGCGAGACGCCACACACCAAAACGAAGCACTCGCAGCAGCAATTCAGGCAGGCCATGGCATCCTTTCTCTACCATGTGGCTATGGGAAGACGACGGTATCCTTGGCTATAGCTTGTAAATTGGGCTACAGAACCATGATTGTCGTACACAAACAATTTTTGGCTGACCAGTGGAGGGAGCGTATCCAACAATTTTGTCCCGGTGCAACGATAGGTATAGTACAACAAGACAAGAAGGAAGTCAACTGTGATTTTGTCATTGCGATGCTTCAGTCCCTTTCCCTAAAGGAGTACAGCTTCACAGACTTTGAGAGTATCGGGACTCTCATAGTAGACGAGGCGCACCATATATGTGCCAAAGTGTTCAGTCAATCTCTGTTCAAGTTGTGTCCTCGACACATCTACGGTCTCTCTGCAACACCTGAAAGGAAGGATGGTCTCACGAAGGTGCTTCATTGGTTCATGGGTCCCACATTTTTTGCAGTCGAGAGAAAGAACCAAGAACAGGTTGAAGTTTTTCCGGTCACTTTCGATTCAGCAAACTACAGGAATCCACCACCCTCGATGAGAAATGGAAAAATTTCCATGCCCAACATGATTACTGAAGTTGTCGAGGACAGACAGAGAAACAAAATGCTGGTGGAACTCGTGAAGAAAGCTTCAGCGGGAACAAGGCAGTTGTTGGTTCTCAGTGACCGCCGACAACATTGTGAGATGCTCCATCAATGCTTCCCCAAAACATCAGGTCTTTACATGGGCGGTATGAAAGAGGCTCAACTTCAGGAATCCTCGAAGAAAAAAATCATCTTCGCCACGTTCAGTCAAGCCCACGAAGGTTTGGATATTCCAACCCTCGATACAGTCATCTTAGCCTCACCAAAGTCTGATATCACTCAAAGTATTGGTCGTATCATGAGAGAGACGAAGGGGAAGAAAAACAATCCACACATCTATGATATCCACGACCCATGGTCGATATTCACAGCCATGTATTACAAACGACTGAAAGTGTACAGACAAGGGGGTTTCAAAATTCATGGGAAAGTTGCGGATGAAAAGAAGAGTGACTTCCCTCAGGGAAAGTGCCTATTTTTATAATCTGAATAACTATTAAATGTCTGGTGCATTGATACAGCTCGTTTCCAAAGGTATTCAAGATGTGTATCTGACAAGTGAAGAAGGACATTCGTTTTTTCGTATGAAGTTCGCACGACACACGAACTTTTCTCAAGCTCCCAAATTTATCAAGACCATCAACACGAATGATACGTCTATCGTGATACCGGTGTTGGGTGATGCTATAAATGGACTTTGGTTTGAAGCATCTACGAGAAATGGGAACATCGCTTCAAACCTGTTCTACAACTCGACCATTGACCTCTTTATCGGTGGTCAAAAGGTTGATTCACAACACTATGATTATTTTTCCGACATCTGGCCAAACTATCTCTCCGATACGTGGACCAAATCACAGGAGTTGAATACTAAGATGTCAAACGCTAATTTCACTTTCTTACCTCTTCATTTTTTCTTTTGTGACCACGGTGCATTTCTACCTCTCGTGGCACTCCAGAATCATCAAGTCGAAATACGAATCAATTTTGATGAAACAAATGTGGCAAGTATAAACGACATAGACAAACAAGCGAAGTTGTATGGCAACTACATATATCTCGACAAGGAGGAACGTGAATCAATGACTCGTCGTCAGATGGATTTTGTCATCACACAGTCACAACGGCTCGAAAATGAACTGGAAACTGTGACTGATAACACAATTCAACGTGGTGGTTACAATGTCATAGATATTTCAAGTTTCAATCATCCCGTAAAATCTATCTTTTGGGGATTCACTGCATCGAGTGATGATTACGCAAATGACCGTTTCACATTCTTGAATGCAGACATTCAAATTAACGGTACCCCATTACTCGAAAATATGACACCCAATTACTTTCATACCATTCAAAGCTATTACAAATCTAAATATGGACTGACGGAATTTGTTCCAGAAACTGAAGTACTTTTTTATACTCGTTACTTCTGTTATCACTTCTGTCAGAATGCATCCGACTATAATCCATCAGGAACGTGTAACTTCAGTCGACTCGATAACGCAAAGTTGGTCCTGCGAGGTGTAGAGAAGGGAAATCTGCGACCGGCGAATCAGTCCATTTTCGTTTATGCAGTGAACTACAATGTTCTCAGGATCAAGGATGGATTAGCCGGAATTTTATTCGGTAACTAAAGTATATGGGTAGGACAGTTCGTTTCGACCAGATTTATGTAGCAAATCTGGATGCAGACCCGACAGAGCAGGATGTGTTGACATCCGTAAAAAGTATCATTACCAGTGAGATTCAAGTCGACCTATTAACTGTGGACCAGGTTGCGATGGCGAATACCAACCCCACGAAGACTTTTTCGATGGGTAGCAGTATTTTCATGGACAACGATGCTGCAAATTTCGTACTCGATGTCACGAAAGGTATTCGTTCCGAGCGTATATACGCAAATGACAAGATTGCCATAGATGCCCCAGCTGCCACGAATGAATTCCAGCTCGGTTCAAACCAAGACGTTGCGATGGATAGAAATAACATTCACCTCGTGAATGCGAAGGGTAATGTCATCGCTAACAACGTTTTATCGAGGTCAGATATAAGCATTGGTACTAAATTTAAAGCGAGTGACGTGGATTCAAATGTGGTGAAAGTGGTCGGTAACACATATTCCACGAACGTCACTGTCAGGGACCATCTCTTAGTTGGAAACGATAACCGAAATGGTTCAAATGTTGCGGTGTTCCAAGGTGGTAATGTGGTCATCACTGGTGATATGTTAACGATTAACGGAAATCTTCAAGTGAATGGAAATGCATTCGTCACTGAAGTTGCTCAGTACCAGACGACTGTGAACTTGGTGGTGCAGGATGCATTTATTCAGATGGCGAATACAAACACCAACGGCAATTTTGATAATGCAATCATCATGACCGAGACTAAAGATGGTTCAGAAGCGAATCTTGCCATTGGATATCAATTCTCGAACAATGAATTTGTGTTTGCACGAACTTTCGCAGCGCCACCTGATACCAGTCTTATCATAGATGAATCTAACACAGTGAATCTTCATGTGTATGGTCAATTTTATACTGAAGGAAACGTTGGTGTGGCAAATACAACTACCGACCACACTCTTTCGATTGGTTCGAATGTGTATTTTGAAGACACTGGTTCAAATGTCATGTATTCGAGAGGAAATGTATACACCCAACGCCTGGTCGTAGGTACGGGAGGTATAAGCGTTGGTGATTTACTCACGATGAGCCCGGGTTCTACTACACCTGTTGTGATAAACAGTAACGTTCAGATGAATGCTTTACGCACTAATGGTACATTTCCCACGGGTATTTCTAATTTAGCTCCGATAGATGCACTTTCAGTGGGTTCCAAAGTTTTTGCAAATCTGACAGCCGCTAACACGTTAACAGTTCATGGAAACACTGCAACGACAAACCTTATAACAGAGTCTATTTACACACACTCGAACATCACAGTTCATGCGGACAGATACGGTGGAGATAGTACATCGAATGTACTGACTCTTAAATCCGGTCCAACCACTTCGAATGTGAGTTCCATCGAAGTTTACGGTGCCAGTACTTCGAACACACATCAAAACATCCGTTTCAAGACGAAAAATACCGAGAGAATGCGAATCACTTCAGCCGGTTACGTGGGTTTAGCTAACACAAATCCCACTGAGGCTCTCACGGTGGCGGGTAATGTCCACGTCATCGGAAGTAATGCGATTGTTTATGGAAACACCTGGGGTTCTAAGGGAATGCGAATGTACTCAACCCCTCTCGTCGGCGAAAACAAGATTGAAAATATCGTGGCAACCGGTAAGGGCCTCAATTTCTATGCGAGCACGACATCCACCATGGGTAACCCTAAGATGACCATATTGGAATCGAGTAATGTGGGTATAGGTACAACCACCCCCATCGGCCGTCTTCACACATCTGGGGGGACTGTGTTCATCAATGACCAAATCCAGTACCGAAATGGTTTTAACCATAGAGGAGCCCCACTTGTCGTATCTAACACAGTAGGAATTGTTGCAGGTACGATAGATGTGGCTGATGTTTTACATCTCTCTCGTGAAGGTAACGCAGACCGTGATGGCGTGAGAGCTACATTCAAGTTGGGTAAATTTGATAATACAGTTGCAAAATCTAAATCGAAACTGGATATTTATCTCTCAGATGACCTATACACAGATGAAACTGAAGTTCTAACTTTGAGGGCGGATGGGCGTGTCGGTATTGGTACGACACAACCAAGTG